GGAAGTTTCACCTCGATGTATATGGCTCGACCATCTGAAATACGATGACCCCAAATATCAGCTTCACCATGATGGCCGATATTAACTATCGAGCCATACTTGGTGAAAAACTGACCGACCGTATGGTTACGTGCCACGCAGCCATTTTTACATAGAGCGACAATAATTTGATTCTGTAGAATCGTTTCTTTTTCCATTGATAACGCCTCCTAAGTAAAGGCGATCTACGGTCGCTCTATGTGTATGTGTATACTTATACTGATGTGTATACGTCTGAAATACCTTGCATTACATAAAGTGCATTCGGTAATGCGATACCATTACCCCACATCTTGTATTCGCTTGAATCGGTATGAAGTTTGTTATACCAAGTAATCATTTGAGCTTTGGTATAATCCTTTACTTGCTTACCATTGATTTCAGCATGGGTGTTACGGACGTTCAGCCAAAAAGCATATTCTTCATCCGTAAAATCATCCTTTTTGTCAGGATGTCCCCAATCGTCTATAAAACCTTGTAGCCTTGCACACTCGGTTGGTGTAAGACGACGAACGATGTACTGTACTGGATAATCACGTTCTTCAATAATGTGATAATCCCCTGAAAATGCTTCTTGATTCCCTAACCACAATTTAGTACCAGCGTTAGCCATAAGGGTTCCGTCGGAACCCTTACCACTAGCGAGATAAGCCACAGTCGGACGGTTGATGGTATTCAATGTATAGCTGGTACCTTCTTTCCAACCTTTACCGTTACAACCAGCCGTATCAGCACGGTCGATACCGTTTCCTTGTAGACAGTACACGGGTGTTTTTTCAACAACAAACGGTTGATTATTACCACCGGTACCCAGCTGCGCCGGTAACATCGGGCAAACATCTAACGGACCCTTATAACGAGAATCCTGAGAGTGATTTTCGAATAAATACTGCTCTACTGGTTGGAATATGTACTGATAATTGCTTGTCCTAAGTGAAGTAGCTCGGTTTTCCTGAACCAACATACCTTTACCGCCACCCGGCTTACCGGCTCGGTCTTGGACGCTGTAGGCGACTACTGGTAAATCATCCCCACCTAACGGAGTTTTGACAGTTCTACTAACATTTCCCGTAGACTGCTGATTATACATATCGAAACCTATACATTTCTGTAAAACATAACATTCGCCCCCACCATATCTACATTCTCCGGCGTATAACGGTGGTGCAATTCCTGACGGGTCGAGAATCGCTTTACTCTGAACATCACCGCAATTCAGATTCTTTACACCGTCATTCTCGTAATCTGCTGTTCCAACGCCACTTTCAATATCTCCGGGAGCTGTTTCCCACGGCGATCCGCTCTGCGAAGAATACCCTCGCAAGCCGTTGCGCTTAAATAAAATTTCTCCGGCACATCCACCTCTAAAATCTGCGACAAGGTAGATTCTACGACGACGTTGGGGAACTCCCCAGTATTGAGCGTCAAGAACTCTGTAAGCAAGGCTCCATCCGTCACCCCGGTAACAGTCTGCGTAAGCCCATCCCTTTTTTGGAACGTCAGGCATAACGGCTGTCGGCTCGACGATTTTGATAAGTTCTTCGAGGACGACCTTGAAATCTTCCCCTTTGTTGCTACTGAATGCTCCTGGGACGTTTTCCCACAGAGCGAATCTTGGATATTTTCCATTTGTTGCCTCCCTCATTTCCTTAATGATTCGAACAGCCTCCATGAACAGACCACTACGAGTCGTTTCATCGTCGCCGTTATCTTCGTGTTTCAGACCAGCACGTTTCCCAGCTACCGATAAGTCCTGACACGGACTACCGAAAGTGATAACGTCTACTGGTTCAATTTCGTTACCCTTAATGTCTGTCACACTACCAAGGTGATTCATGTAAGGAAATCTTGATTTAGTTACTGCTATTGGATATGGTTCAATTTCCGAAGCCCATACCGGTATTCCACCACGTAGGAACCCGGCTAGTGGGAATCCACCTGAACCATCAAATAAACTACCTATCGTAAAACTCATATTTACCACCTTATGTGTACGTGTATGTGTATACTCATACACATACAGCTATTTTCTTTTTCTTCCTCGTAAAACCTGAGCAGCCCAAAATGCTGGATTCTTATAACCACGGCTACGACCGAGCTTTACGAGTTCTTCAAAACTGTTAGCCCGTCCTTGCTCCATTCGTGATTTTTTCTTCTCAGCTTCGATACGAGCCGTTTCTTCCTCCGAAATCCGTTTGAGTTCGATTTCTTCGTGAGCCTTAATTTCTCTCGGATGTAGTGGGTATTCTGCTCCACAAAACGGACACACATCGGCTGTGGCAAACGTCATAAAACATTCGGGACAGCTGCGGATGTAGAAATTACCGTGTTCGTTCAGCTCCTTGCGTTTCCGTATCGGCTTATCCAAGCTCCACTCATGGTCGTCGTCAGGTAAACCGATACGAGTGTAGTTACCGACGAAATCCAAAATCTTAGCCGTTTTACCGGGCAGATACCTCATGCACCGCATCATCTGTTGGATGCCAAGAGCCACCGATTCTGTCGGTCGCAGTAGCATTACACACGAAACTTCGTCGATTGAGATTCCTTCGGAAATGATACCGACGTTACACAAAACTGTTATTACACCAGTTCTGAAATCTCCCATGATTTCTCGTCGCCGTTTCGCCGGAGTATTAGTAGATAGGTATTCTGCCCTGATTCCAGCGTCATTGAGAGCGTCGCACGTTCTCTCTGCGTGTCTAACCGATACGCAATAAGCGATAGCTCGTTCGTTGCCAGCCGTTCTTCTATATTCTTCAATAACATTTCCATAGATGGCCCTCTCGCTCATAAGCTGCTCTAAGTCTGATACAACATAATCACCAGCCACTTTTCTAAGACCCGATACATCCACCATTGTAGGAGCGTAATATTCATATGGAGCCAACCGCTTATTTTCAATCAGCCACTTGGTATCGACCCCCGTAATCAGAGCATCGAATATATCTCCAAGCGGTTTCCCGTCCAATCGGATGGGTGTAGCCGTTAAACCCACGGTGAAAGTGTCATAATATTCAATCACTTTCACCCATGAGTTACTACGGCTGAGGTGGGCTTCGTCGGCTATAATAAGCGATGGTTTTTCGTATCGCCCTAACCGGTTCGCTTCGGTCAGGATCATCGACACACGGGCGTTTGTAATCCCCAATTCGCTTAGTAGCTGTTCATGCTGTTGTTTAAGTTCCTGACGATGGACGAGTACAAGCACGTTTCCAGCGGTACGATGTATCATTTCGGAGAAAAGATAACTCTTACCGGCTCCGCAAGGTGCTACGACCAGCGGTCGTTTGTGGCCACGTTTGAACGCATCCACCGTCTTAATGTATAAATCTTGCTGATAGTCACGCAGTTTCATTATTCAAACGGTAAATTCTCAGGGATATTTACGTTCTGCGCTACCGGTGCTGGTGTAGCCCCGTTTGTAGGATTCTGCCATGCTGGTAATTTATCCTGACGGTTACGAGCGATAACGTAAGCCACTTTAGCTGTGTTATTACCGTTGTACTCCTCGTGTTTGATACGGACAGCACCTACAGCACCTACCCACTGTTTACCGGTTCCCATAGCCGGATTCGTGATACCGAAGCTATTAAAGAAATCACCGATACGCTGGTTAGTCTGCTGTGGATTGCTCGGGTCTAATACTAAGTAAAACCATACTTTCGAAGCGTGACCGTTAATATCTAACGTCATTTCGTAACCCTGATTTCCACTACTGAATGTCTTTTCGACTACATCTGCGATTCTCGCTCTGTAGTCCCCTACTGGGATAATTTCAAAATTTTTTTCCTGATACTGCGACGGATCATACGTCCATTGAGCCATAATTGTTTCTCCTTTTCTTTTTTATTTTTAACGAATATAGGTCGGCTCCCGATGTTCTCGACCCCGTGTTACATTATTCCGCTTGCTATCCTCAGTCCATACGATAGCGGTACCTTTTTGGACACCTATATTCGTAAATATACTCATGTGTATACACATACTCATACATATACTTATACTTATGCTTTCTTTTCACGGATATAAGTAGCCGATTCATCAGCCACATGAAGTAACCACGCAAGCGGATAATCCTCGTAAGCGTTACCCAAGCTGTAATCGCCCGGACTACGGTCGGAAAAGCCCATGTGACAGTTAATCGCCACAGCTTCTTCATCCGTAAGATTTATGTATTTCTGAGCGAGATAAACGCTTTTGCTACCATGTCCACCAAAACAGAAATCTTCCTGGAACACGTATACCGGTTTCTGTACCCATACACCGTTTACTTTCTGATTCCGAAGCTCGGTTTTGTAGCATCCGATTTTACATAGATCGTGGAGCAGAGCTACAATCGCTACTGTTTCACCTGAAACTTTTACTTCGGGGTAAGCCCTCAGTAACCGCACGAGTTCTTCCCATACGTGGAAACTATGCTCACACAAACCACCAGCGTGGTCACCGTGAAATCTCGTGCTTGCCGGAGCCTGAAAGAAATCCGTCGATGCTAACCATTCGAATAGCTTGTCGGCTCCCGGTCGCTTTATGTACTGAAAATAAATCTCAGCGAAATTTTCCTTAGCCATTTTCACTCTCCCTTAGACCAAAAATATCCTGATACGTGTCGAATGTGATATTACTACCATTCGATAGCATATTTTCTACGATTTCTAACCTCGCCTCTTTATGCAATAAATCATCGTATCTCCACATATCCACTTCAACGGTGGCTGCTCCACTCAGTAAATTCCGATTACCCATTCTTCACCTCCGGCTTTTCGTACAAGTTCTCCGGCATAATCGATTTACGACCATGCAGCTGATCCTTGCAACCGTAACGAGTTTCGCTATCCTCTGTAATCAGATACCAACGCATCGTACCCGTCTTATCAGGAGCTTTAGCCATCTGACCCACGATGTTACATAACCCCAGCACTTGCGGTAAAATCTTCTTAGGGAGATTCGGGAACTGTCTGAGTGCAAGCGTACCATCCTGACGGGTGATTTCTTCGCCATCATCCCATGCGGTGAATGTTACGTGACATTTTGCGTTCGCAGCTAAACGTGTCAGACGTTTGATAGCCATGTATACACACTGGTACACCTGACGAATGTCTTTTATTTTCCCTTGGTCGTCGATTTCCAGCAGAGCCATTTCTTTAATGTCCGTCAGGTTATCCACTACAATCAGAGAGTATTTCCCGGACGCTAGAGCATCTTCGAACTGCTTGGAAAAATAATTCTTGCCATCGCCTTGGTCAAGCCAGTGTTCCACACGCTCTACAGTCACGTTCTTTCGTTCAAACATATTCAGCACTACAGAGCTGTTATCTGAACATAACAGTAGAATTTTTTCCTTTTTCGGAGCTGTCGCAGCTACGGTCTTACCTGAGCCGGGACTCCCCCAAATCATTGATACAGCCATAATTTCTCCTTTCTATGCCTATTTGGCATAACCCAAGCCACCAAAAAGAGCCTTACGTTCCGCTGTGGATAATCCCACAAGCTCGAAATCTATCGGCTCTACGATTTTTTTAGTAGCTCTGCAATATTCGCACACCCCACATCGTTCAGGCTCTATTTCGCCCGATTTCACGGCTACAATGTGTGGTAAAAACCGTTCTACTTCATCCAGTAATTCTTCTCGTCGCCACGAAGGTACATGGATTATATCTCTATCCATCGGGGTCTGCTTTGTTGCAACCGCAAGATATGTTTCTACGTCTTTACCGTAAACAGCTGCATATATCGCCATCTGTAAATCATATCCCCAGTGTTCTACGAAGCTCTTTCCCATGATTCTTTCCATCGATCTCATTATTTTAAGGTCAACGATTTTATCCGGCAGCAAACTATCAATTTTAATCTTCCAAGGAACACCGAACAGTTTTCGTGTGAATATACGTTGCTTCTCGCCTGACATATATTCCATGAATACTTCATCTTCCTTCAATATTCTGATAATTTCCTCTGCTTGTATGTAATCCGCTTTCAGTGTCCCGTCTTTTTTAAATATCTCGGGATTTTCTGCTCTAAATTCATCGAGTGTACCTTCAAACCACGAATCGACGTAACTACCAACGAGCAACGCTGTCGATTTCGGTTGTTTCCACTCTCCTTTTATGTCTGCCATAGCCATAGCTTCACATTTACGAAACTGTTTGTACTGCGAAACACTCATGTATTCCATGTTTGCTTCGTTAGAATAATAATTTTCGTTATTCAGGATCATACACAGCCTCCTTCTTAGCGTCGTCTATGCAGCTCTCACACCACTGCTCCCCCATTATGTCCCAGTAGTAGTCACCATCCCTAATATCGTCGCCACAGCCGGAGCAAACGAAAACGCTGGGTGGTTCAGGTGCGTTAGGACACCTTGGGTCGCATGGTAACTTCAAACAAATGTCACACATTTTAATAACCCTCCACATTTTTCTTGACTTTCCAGTTTTTCCAGTTTATACTAATCGTAAAAACAAGAATTTTACGTCGGATGTATTTAATAATCGACACATGGTTACTGCTTCATGCAATAACCACGGTTCAATCCCTCGTAATTTATCATTAATGACAGTTTCAGTCGTATTTAATACCTCTGCTACTTCGGCCATGCAAATACCGGCTTTACTTAATTCAGTACAGAGGTTAGGATAGATTGAATCCATGTTACCCCACACCCCTAATTATGCCTATTTGTCATAATACTATAACGTAATTTATTTATTTTTGCAATATAGTAATATTAGATTTATCTTACTTTTTGGACATATTGTAATTATGGTGGTTTAATATTAGAAAAGAGAAAGAGGTCCCGATACAAATGAAAACTATTGACGTAAGAGATTGTCACGAATCCTTTGGTAAATATATCAAAGCTGCTCGTGAGAGAAGAAAAATGAGTCAGACTGAGGTTGCTAAAATGCTGGATGTTTCCCAGCCTTATTACTCTCGAATTGAAAATGGAGAAAGAGAAGTAGACTTAGCTGTTGCTTTTAAAATCTGCGATGCGATAGGTGTAGATATGAGGGATTTTATAAACAAGTATATGTAAATTAAAAGACCACCCGGATTAACGGGTGGTCACTTTTTATAGTTTTCTCATATCACTGATTTTTCGGTAGACCGATATTACATAGCTGTTATCCTTCTCCCACTGCTCGTTTCGGAGCATCGGTATCTCATATCTACGTTCCATAGCGGTCATTAATTCAGCTAACCATACGTCTTTCTGATCCTGACTCATGTTGGGGTTTGTTGCTATCTTTATCGCCTTTTCTAAGAAACAAATCAGCTTATCCATTCTTTTTAACGAAATCCTCTGCAAGACTTTGAATAATATCGTTACGGCTCGTGTCGTGCGTCTTAGCGTAAGCATCCAGCGCATCCACTGTCGATTCCTTCATTAACAGCTGTACACGACGAGTCTTACGCTCTTTTACCACTGGTGTATGTGTATGCTCATGTGTATCTGTATGTGTATGTGTAGGTTTTAAATCTTGCATCAATCCCGGGAATTTGCTTTCACGCTGTACATTCTTTGCCATTACAAAATACCTCTCTTTTCTAATTCGTTAATAAATTCCATGTAATCTGTAGCTGCTGTCGATTCAGGAGAATACTGTTCCAGCGGAACCCGAGCAGCCTGAGCGTTTTCTACTTCGATAGTATTTCGGATTTTCGTGTCGAATACTTCTGTACCCAAATCATCCATCAGGCTAGGTAATCCATCCACTACATCCCTCGCAAGCACTGTACGACCCATGTAACGTACCAACAGCAAACCGAACACTTTCAAATCAGGGTTAGGCTGTGCTTTTACTTCGTTCACGGTATCAATAAAGCGACTCATACCTTGGAGTGAATAACGGCCACAAGTAACCGGCACGATTACCCCGTCAGCTGCAATCAAAGCATTTTGTAGTAATAATCCGAGGTTCGGTGGCGTATCAATGATAACATAATCATATTTACCCTCTAACGGCGCTAAACGATTCTTCAAACGGAAATATCCGGCTACACCCTTTAAATGCTTATCCGCATCCTCTAAAATGGGGTCACCAGCTAAAATATCTCCGATTTCGGTATGCTGTATACACTCCTCTACCGGCTCGTTAGAAAACAATAAATCTGAGAGTGTCGGATAACCGTCGGTGTTCTTAGCTCTCCATGTGTCGGTGCTGTTACCTTGCGGATCACTGTCCACTAAAAGTACCTTCTCACCTCTCAACTGTAAGCCATAGGCTACGTTTGTGGCTGTTGTAGTTTTGCCTACACCACCCTTTTGGTTACTTACTGCGATAATCTTCATAGTTACTACCTCTTTCTTTCTTATGTGTATGTTTATACTCATGTGTATGTGTATACACACATTAAACCACTATACGAGATTTTTGTCAACACTCATTTTTTTTTTCTTTATGTATATTTATAACCGAAGGTTTTACTTACTACCCTCTAAAAAATTTTCATTTATCGCTTGACAAACGGTGGGAGAAAGCCCCATCATCACGGGATGGGTTCAGACCGGAGGAGGGCAGAGTAATCCCGTCGAAACGGGATTTACCACATCTATCACGGTCTTGGGACGAGCCGTTTTCGATTGCCTCTTTCGTAATTCAATCACCACTTACATCGCTGTAACGTCCGTAATTCCATCCAACGGACTAGGTGAAGGTTCCACACTGGATCGGTGATTAGCCGTCTACATAAAAGTAGATTCCTCCGCATAGCATATTATTTAACCTGGGTGCTGTCAGCCCAGTTGTCGACAGCCAGTTAATGTAGAAAGAGGTTTACGCTGACCGCCGGAGTGTATTCAGGCCCACTTCGCTTCGGTTCACTCAGTCCAACATTTTTTATAGAGGTTGTTTTAGTGGGAATACCATCCTCTGAAATATTCAATTTTACTAACTGTAAAAACTGGAATTGACAAATCGATTATTCCGAGTTACAATTATTCCTGAAAAAGGGTACATTAAAGAGAGCTATACGCTCTTTCTTTTTTAAACGTACCGCTTGAAAAATGGCAAAATTTAAGTAGACCTCATTCGAACCAATTTTTTCGAATCAGGCTTTGCCGATTTTTATTTAATTTTTTGTTGTAGCTTCGACCTACCAAATCGAAACTACTGTGTCTATCAGTTCTACCAAAACCGACAGACTCTTACAATTTTTTGTAACTATTAAGAAAGCAACAATAAAAAGCCGACCCGGAATCACTCAGGTCGGCTCTATTTCTTAGATTATCTCTTGACTTTATCCTAATATAATTAGTATAATAAAAGGACAAATAAGCGATATGCGCAAAGGCGCTGCCGAACCAGTGTGGTGGTTCCAAGTTCCGCAATCAGTGTTACCAGCACTTTTGCGGATGTAGCTTATTTGAAAGACGTTAGTTCAATCTAGCGTCTTTTTATTTTGTGTTTTCTAAATTATAATAACATAATATGTTATCCACTGACAAGTAAAAGATTTCCACATTTTTCGTGGCTTTTCATGCCTATATGTCATACTATAAATCCACTATAGCCTTTTTCTTTCAATTCCGCAAGTAGATTTTTAGCATTTTCCACATTTCTGAAACTTCCCACTTGTACCCGATACAGTTTATCAGCGCTATTATAAGAGATTCCCAAGTATTCGAGAATGGCTTTCGCATAAGCCACACCGAACGCTTTCTGCTCTGCGATGGTATCTCCAATCTTTTTATCTGTTGCGTTATCGATGAAAAAGCTCTCAAACAATACGGCTGTCATATCGCAGTTTCTAACGAAGTAGAGGTGATTTCCTGACTTAATACCACGGCTGTTCTGACCCATTGCTTTTACATACTTCTCACCGAGCTGTGCAAGCCGTTTTCCATCGTTATTCGTCGTGTAGTAGAACGCTTCGAAGCCATCACCACCACCGGCATTTATGTGAAATGACACCGCAACATCGGCTTTGCTTGCGTTTGCTTCTTTCACTTCCTGACCAACGGGATCATTTTCGTCTTTTGTGCGTGATAAAACGGTTGTAACCCCATGTTTAACAAGCACTTCATTACACGCCAGCATGACGTTTAAGTTAATATCCTTCTCTTTTAATCCGTTTCCTACGGCTCCCGGATCACTACCACCGTGACCGGCACTTAAAAATACTTTCATGCTATTATTCTCCTTCCTACAGTTAGTCTACTTTCGGTTCCCCATATGTAAGAGCTTGCTTACTATCACCGATACCTTTTGTGGTAGGATCATTCACATATCCGATGATTGCGATAATCATACATCCGATAGCGAATGGATTTCCCACCAGTGACATAATTTTGTCCCACAGAATAGCCCAGCTTGTCAGGCATTCCGGGCTTACTCCTATCGCTGTTAAAATTGTTGCGATAAGACCAATCCAAAAATAAGGGTTTTTGATTCGTACTGTCCAGTTAATCATGCTGCACCTCCTATAAAAAATTAACTACCGCTAAAACGATTCCACCACCGATTACAGCTGCGATTGCCCCTATAATCCCGTCTTTTAACTTATTCCAGCTGCGTCCAGGGACCTCCTCGAGCTTTTCGATGTGATCCCCCTGACGTTTTAATTCCTTAGCCATGTTTTCGACGTTCAATGCCATCTTTTCAATGGATAAGGTCAACGCCTGAATCTGTTTCACGGTTTCTTCCATTTCGGAAATTCGATGGTTCTGACGAGTATGTTCGTCCTCCATCCTCTTAGCAAATTCGTTGTGTTCGATTCTTGTTATATAATCCATTAGATGTGTTCTCCTATTTACTACGCAGTAAAAATTATACGGGTTTACTTTCAAGTTTTAGGTGTAATCTTAACTTTAATTGCAGTTGGACTTCCTTGAGTTTTCGTATTGGTGCTTGATACAACTATCGCATTATCGGTTGTAGTTAAAGTCGCTGCACTATCAACTTCCCATACCCCGTCAGCACTGGCTATTTTAACCTGAATCAATGTGACATTGTATCGGCTCATATTTGGAATATTTACACTAGCACGATATGCAGAATATATCATCTTGGTACTAAAAACAGAATGGAACTCACGTTCCCCAGCAAGTGAACCTCCCGTAAGAACTGAGTTCAAAACATCTTGTACACTCTGCAACTGATCCGAAATAGCCCACTCATATCCTTGCGTGACTGTACCATCACCCCCGACGTTTTCAATCTCGACAAC